CTAAGCGCCGAGGAGCGGCGCATCATGGCGCTACCCGTGCAGGAGGCCATGCTCGGAGGCGCTAAGGCCCTGCTGATCGAGAACTGGGAAAAGGCCGACAACCGGACGATGAAGTCGCTCCGCGCCCGCCTCCTGACGCTCGGCATGCGTGACGCCAAGACCGGGCTTGTGCTGCTGACCAAGCTCGGCATCGAGGTGTCCGAGCTGCTATCCGACGAACGCAAGCCCCCGCTCGAAGCGCCGACGTGGAAGTGCGGTCACCCCAAGATCGAGGCCAATACCAAGATCATCCGGAACGGCACCGGCACCGCCTGTCTGAAGTGCTTTCAGGCGCACAACCGGGCGTACAACGAGCAGCAGCGGAACGGTCAGTATGCCTGACTATTCGTTCCACTACGATCCGCCCAAGGTCAGGATCAGCGACAGCGAGATCGTCGTACAGAAAACCATGCTGCGCACGATAGCAATATGCCTGCCGGGCTCGATTGCCTTCGCGGTGCCCAATGCCGCCAAGCGTAGCCGCTGGGCCGCCGCCCACGCTAAGCGCGAGGGCCTACTCAAGGGCGCTCCCGATCTGGTCGTCATGGGGCCAAGCAACATGAGCCTCGGTGAGTTCGCACCGCTCTCGGCTTTCATTGAGGTAAAGGCGAAATCTTCACTAACGCCAGAGCAGCTCGCGTTCCACGAAGCGGCTATCAAAATGGGCCACTATTGCGGCGTCTTCCGCAGCGACCAGACGCTGATCGACAAGCTCAAGGAATGGGGGTTCAGATGAGCCCGCGCGCACGGCCGGTGAGCCACATCTTCGACCGGGTCGCGGGCGAGTTTCGGATGACCCGCGAGATGCTGCTCGACAAGCTCGGCAAGGAGCCCGTGCGTTCGATCAGGCTGCTCGCGATCATCGTCACGATCGACACCATGCAAGGCGAGAACTTCAATCTCAGCGCGGTGGCCGCCGCCATCGGATGCGACCCTTCCAGCGTCAGCACGGCCCGCATGTCCGCCAGAGACCGCATCAACACGACGCCTTGGTTCGCCGAGCAGCACAGGAGGCTGGTCAAGAAAATGCGCGAGGAGTTGGGCATCCAAAACGGCACTGTTCAACTGCCCGAGTTTGGTGCATCATCTACGCCGCTTCCGGGTGGGGACCACGAAAGCATCAGATAAAAAATTTGGGACGGCTAAGCCCTGCTAGGCCGCCGTCCCTTAAGGAGAGTGGTATATGGACACTACAGGTAAGTCCGCGTCAGCGCAACCCTTTGCGCCGGGCCCGCGAGGCAACTTCGGTCTGAACTTCATAGCACACGAAGGCGACCTTGCTGCCGCACTTCAGAAGTTGCTGGATCACCCGTGCATTTGTCACGAGGTAGAGAGCAAGCGCCGCCTGATCGAGCTGGCCTACGAACTATCCCTTCTTAGCGCCAACGGCACCTATGAGCTGATGCTTGAGCACAACGGGATCGAGGGCCGCGTATGACCCGCTGGTTTCGCATGTACGAGCGCGTCCTCGACGACCCCAAAGTGCAAATGCTCACCGCAGAAGACTTTCGATCTTGGGTCAATCTACTTTGCTTGGCATCCAGAAATGGTGGTCAACTACCCAGCGTTCGCGAAATCGCGTTCGCCCTTCGCATAGACGCCAATGACGTTTCAACGCTCCTCGAACGGTTGCTTAGCGCTACCCTCATCGACCGCCGCAGCGGTGGTGTGGACGGTGCCCACTACGCTCCTCACAACTGGTCTGAATTGCAATATAAATCAGACACTTCAACCGACAGGGTGAAACGTTTCAGGGAGCGTTCCAGAAACGAAAAAGAAACAGGACCAGAGACAGAGACAGAGACAGAGAATACGACTTCAGGAGCTAAAGCTCCTTCAGTCGGTCGCGGCGATCTAGCCTTTGAAGGAAAAGTGATCCGCCTCAACAAGGAAGACTTCGCGAGGTGGCAGCGAACTTACCACTCCATCGCGGACCTAGCGGCGGAACTATTGTCAATCGACCACTGGCTGCAGGAACAACCCGAAACGTCGCGCAAGCGGTGGTTTCATTCAGTTCCGGGGATGCTCGGGCGCAAGCATCAGGAACTGCTGGCGGCCAAGAAAAAAGGGCCGTCACTGCGCGAATACATCAATGGTCCGATGCGTGGCTGACCACATACCGGCAGACCTGATCCCTCGGCGCGTCGGGCGGCACCGTTGCCCCATGTGCTCGGATCAGCGCCGCAACAAGCACGACAAGTGCCTGTCGGTCAGCCACGATCAGGATGGATGGGTAGCGCAGTGCTGGCACTGTGGGGCAACGGGAGCAGCGAATGACAGGGACGGCTATGTTGGAACCAGAACACCTAAAGTGGCTCGAAGCGCGGCGGATTTCCGCCGACATGGCGCAGCGGTTCGGCCTCAAGACATCGGTCCAGCTCTTTCCACCGGAGCCGGGGAGCGAGAGCGACCAGTGGGTCAAGGCCAAGTGCATCTCGGTGCCCTTCATCAGGGACGGCAAGGCGTTCAATCACAAGCATCGCCGGACCACGATCAAGCAGCACGTCATGGACAAGGGCGCGCCGTTGGGGCTTTGGAACGAGGACGGCCTGAAGCGCGCGGCCGGGGGCACGTGGGTGCTGACCGAGGGCGAGTGGGACGGGATCGTCGCCGAGGAGCTGGGCTGGGCGGCATCCTCGGTTCCTAACGGAGCGCCGAACAAGGCGACCGGCGACGTCGCCAACTCCAAGCGCTACGAGTTCCTGTGGGACGTCCGCGATGACATCGCCAAGGTCGAGCGGATCATCATCGCCAGCGACGGCGACGAGGCTGGAATGTACCTGCGCGCCGACCTGATCGCGCTGTTCGGGCCGGTCAAGTGCAGCTTCGTCGAATATCCCGAGGGCTGCAAAGACCTGACCGACGTCGTCGTGAAGCACGGCGTCGAGGCCGCCAACCGCGTCCTCATGGAGGCCAAGCCGGTGCCGGTCGACAGCTTGCATCGGCTGAGCGACTTCCCCGACATGCCGCCGCTGCCGCTCGAACCACTGCTCGGCGTTGCCGACTTCGACGAGATGTGGGGACTGGTCCCGGCGACGTTCAGCGTCATCACCGGCTATCCCGGCCACGGCAAGTCGAGCATTGTGTTTAAACTTCTCGCCAACGCGCTCGCCAAGGGTGTCAACGTCGGCCTCGGCAGCTTCGAGACGGTGCCCAAGCCGGTGCTCGAACGCCGCCTGCTCGCGGCGATGGACGAGCGCGCCGAGCACGACCTGTCGATCTGGAGCAACTACAAGGCTCGCCGGATCATGGAGGAGCGGTTGGTGCTGTTCGCCAACACGCCGGACGAGGATCACGAGCTGGACCTCGACCGTTTCCTCGATCTCGCCGAGGTCGCGGTGCAGCGCTACGGCATCAAGTTGCTCGTCATCGACCCGTTCAACGAGATGGAGCATAAGCGCGGAAGGGACGAAAGTGAGACCGAGTACCACAGCCGGTTCATTCGCTCGATCAAGCGGTTTGCGCATCGAACTCAGGTTGCCGTGTGGATGGTCGCCCATCCCCGTAAGCCTTCGACTGACGGTGCGCCGAAATACCCTCCTAGCCTCTACGATCTGGCTGGATCGGCGCACTGGAACAATAAGGCAGATTACGGACTGGTGGTTCACCGACCCGACCTCACGGCAAACACCATCATTGCCCGAGTGACCAAGGTCCGTATGGGGCTCCCCGGCCGCTGCGGGCAGGTGCTGCTGGAGTTCCTGCCAGCCCAGTCGAAATACGTCCGCACCTACGATGCGACGGTCGAAGATGAGTAGGTTCTTCTGCTCCGTCGAGCATAAGGCGCTCGACCGTCGCATGACGTTCACCGTCGAGGCGATCGACCATACGCAGGCCAAGTTGAAAGCGTCAGACCTCTACGACGACGCCGTGCCCCGCAAGGTGGGCGAGCGGAGGGTGCTGGACGTCAGCGCAACACGGCTGTGAATAATCCACAAGTAATCATTCCGTCGCTATTGTCGGTTAACAATGCTTGTGGCATGGTTCCGCGACTGGCTTCATGCCGGGTGGGGAACGAAACGATGGGTGAAGCCGGGTCGGGCGCGGACAGCGCCCGCGATCCTGAACAAGAGCTTCCGGCCTTGACCGGCATCGAGCGCAAGGTGCTCGACTTCATCGAGCGCGCCGCGCTGCAGGAGCGCCAGATCGAGCCCAAGGACGAGATCGCGCACCAGCTCGGCTTTTCCGGCACCGGCACGATACGCGGCATCGAGCTGCGGCTGGAGCGCAAGGGCTACATCAAGATCAAGTGCTTCCAGCGCGGTCGCCAGATTTACGCGGTGCGGCTCGGCAAGTGGACCAAGCCGCCGATGTGCATCGTCCCGCACTGGACGACCATCCTCGACAAGAGCGCCAAGGAAACGCCGACGCTGTCGATCGCCAAGCTGCTGGAGTTTCCGACGATCGTCGCCGAGATCAACCGGCTGCAGCGCGAGCGCAACCTCGCTTTCCAAGACGCGCAGGTCGTGCTTATGAGCTATGGTGTCTCGATGCTCGGCTTCGTCCGCGCACAGGAGGCGATCCATGCGCATGGATAACGAAGATCGGCAGGGTTTTCCTCCTGTTACCTGCCGACAGGGCCGGGACAGCAGCCTCAACGCCCCCGAGGTTGTCCCGGCCCGCACATTTCGCAGCGAAGGGAGAATGACTAATGTTTGATCTGTCGGAAATTAGTGGAGGCGCGAGCGACTGCAGCGCCGCACGCGAGACGTTTTCTGACGACCTCCATGGCCGTATCACCGGCTTGAGGAAGCGAGTTGCTCAAGCCGCTGCCCAGCTGCACGAAGTGGCCGACCGCGCGTTCGGAGCGATGCCGGAGAGCGGCGACGACAGTGCCACTCACCCGGCACGATCTGGCCGTCTTGGCGAAATTATCGATGTCGTCGACCTTCTCTCCGACCAGCTGGCCTGTCTGGAGGCTGAAGCCGCGCGCTTCATGCACATCGCATGATCGACGGGTTCGAGCAACACAGGCGCAATCGCGTAGCCGAAGCGATCCGTGGCAGCGCGCTGACGTTCGCAAGGGTGCGTGGCATGCGCCACGCGGTCGAGGCCGGGCACGGCCCAACACAGATCGACGTCACGCAGCGCTTTCCATATCCCGGCCATCGCACGCAACGTCAGGTTCGCGAGCAGATGACGCCGGGCCAATGGCGCAAGCACGGCCGTGGCGGCAAGCGTGGAAGGCCGACACCATGAACGTGCTCTACAGCTGCCAATGCACGGACGGCAAAGACCGTGAGGTCGTGGTGCCAGATCGCGTGCCGGACACGGACATTCTCGCGTGGATGCCGGTCGTGCAGCAGTGCGTTGGCTACGACCACTGGGCGAGGAGCCCGCATTGTCCATCCGGTGTGTGTGATCTCAAAATCCCCATCGACGACGGTGAGGCTGGGATCGGAGTGAAAGCGACCCGCCAATGACCGACGAAGACCTCGCGCAGGACGAGCGCGTTCAGAGCCGCTCGATCGAGCTGACCAATCAGTACACCCAAGAGCTGGGTGACTATTGCGACAAGCGCGTGCCGCCGCTGCTCGACAACACCGAATACGCCTTGAGCTGCTCGTCGCTGCTGATCGCACTGACCCGGCAGCTCGGCCGCTGCGCAGCCGCGTTCGGTGCAGCCAATGGTCAAACGCCGGAAGACGTCCGCACACTGGTCTTCCGCATGTTCAACATGAACTACGACCGCGCGCTCGCGGCGATGAACGGAGAAGGGGAGACGGTGCAATGAGCAGCTTCCTGCTCAAGGCGCTCCGCATGATTATCGCGCTTCCGTTCCTCGCGGGCGGCGTGGCGGCGTTGTTTATTGGCATGACGCTGACCTATCTCGCGATGCTGTTAGTCGAATGGTCGATCGCTGAAGCCGATGCGAGCTTCAACGAGTTCATGCTCGACGCGACTGAAGGGCTAAAGAGGAAATCTCTGTAATGCCCACAAAGGACGGTAAGCACGCCTACACCGAAGAGGAGAAAGCCGAGATCATCGCGCACGTCCTCGTTAACGTCGCATGCGGTCGTCCCGTCGATCGCATCTTTCGTGAAGACGATATGACCGAGAACGGTATCATGCTGTGCGATCAGTCGTGCTTCTGGAAATGGGTGTTCGCCGATCCCGACGACGAAATCGGAGGGAAACTCGCGCGTGCGCGGGAGTACGGAATCGAGGCGCTGCTCGATAAGGCGATCGACATGGCTGAGACGCCAATGACCGGTGAGAGCCACACGATCGAACGCATCAAGCCTGCGGACATGGACATCAATGACCTGATCGACAACGGCCCGCAGGATCGTGTGAAGACCGTGGTCGGCGACATGACCGCGCACCGCAAGCTCTACATCGAGACGATGTTCAAGGCGGCGCAGATGCTCAAGCCCAAGAAGTACGGGGCCAAGCTCGATCTCACCAATTCGGACGGCAAGCTCGACATGGCCGAGCAGGTCCGGCGCGGCATTCAGCGTGCCCGCGAACAAGCGGCCAGAGAGGAAGAAAACAATGGGGAGTAAGATGCTATGAAGACCGTCATCGAGATCGTGCTCGCACTGGTCGTCGCTTGGTGCGGCGGCAACTGGCTGATGATCGCCTACTGGTACTACAGCAGCCAGCTGCTCGACAGCGAGTTCGCGGCAAAGAACGAGCAGGCGTTCATGCACGGCCTGTGCTTCATCCTCGCGCTCGGCTTCTTGGGGTTGATGCTATGAGAATGAGTGATCTTGGCACCGGAGTGGTGCTCGGCCTGACGCTCGGTGCGGTCGTCGCCGTGGCCGAGTTCCTCGGCATGAGCGAGTATGCGGACAGGCGTGTAAACGCTGCATGGTCAGAAGCCGACAGAGTGGCCGACCAGCCGATCATCATCGGCAAGGGGCAGACGCTCAAGGCCAAGGGCGTCGAGCTGATGGTCGGTCAGCTGGCGGTCAATCGCCACGACCATACCGGCTCGATGCCGGTATTCGTCAGCGAGAACCAAGGCGGCTATGCGCTGCAGTGCGTGCTCACCGACGAGCACGGCGCGTTGCTGGGGGGTGGTGGCATCGCTATCCCGCCACGGCTCAGCGCGCCGACGCTGACGATCACGGTCAATCGCGACGTCTCGACCAAGGCCAAGCTCGACTGCTCGCTGGTGAAGCCGTGAGCTTCGACGTCACCTCGGTCGACGACGGCTGGCGCGAGATCGCCACCGATCCTAATGCTCCGCAGGATGGCTATTGCCTGCTCGCCAACAAGGACAAGACCATCGCGTGGGAGAGCCACTCAGGCATCGGCTTCAAGATGCCGCTCGGCGATCCTGCGCACTGGTGGAAGCCGGGAGGGTCGAGGCCGTGAAGCGGCTTGCGCGCGTGGCCGTCTCGATGACACGAGGGGTAATCGGCTGGCATATCTATGATGGGGTCAAACTGATGCGCGTTCACACCATCCTCTTTGAAGGGATGGGAGCTGGCTCTGTTATTAAACTTGGCCATGTGCCGCACATCTCGAACCGCGTGCCGCTCGATCCAGATGGCGACTAAGGCCGAACTCACCCCCCTCGAACTGGTCGCCCAGTTCACCCACGATCCGCTGGGCTATGCCTATGCCAACTACCCGTGGGGCCAGCTCGGCACGGCGCTGGAGCACGAGAACCTGCGCAAGTGGCAGATCAAGGCGCTCAGGCAGATCAGGGACCATCTCAGCGATCCCGCCAAGCGTCACCAGCCCTGCCGCATCGCTCGCGCCTCGGGCCACGGCATCGGCAAGTCGGCGCTGATCGGGATCGTCTCGAACTGGGCGCTAGATACCTGTGTAAACGCTCGCGTTGTCATCACTGCCAACACTGAGCAGCAGCTCGTGACCAAGACCAGCCCCGAGGTCTCGAAGTGGCGCAAGCTGAGCTTCACGGCCGAGCTATGGTCGCCCTCGACGATGTCGATCAAGGCCAAGGACGCCAAGCTCGCCGACAGCTGGCGGCTGGACTTCGTGACGTGGTCGAAGACCAACACCGAGGCGTTCGCCGGACTGCACAACAAGGGCTCGCGCATCGTCCTCATCATGGACGAGGGTTCGGGCATCGAAGATAAGGTGTGGGAAGTCGCCGAGGGCGCACTCACCGACGAGAACACCGAGATCATCTGGATCGTTTTCGGCAACCCGACCAAGAACACCGGCCGCTTCCGCGAGTGCTTCGGCAAGTACCGGCACCTGTGGAGCACCGACCAGATCGACAGCCGCACCGTCGAAGGCACCAACAAGAAGTACCTGCAGTCGATCGTCGACACCTATGGGCTCGACAGCGACATCACCAAGGTCCGTGTGCTCGGGCAGTTCCCGTCTTCATCGAGCATGCAGTTTATCGGCACGGGGCTAGCGGAGGCGGCGCGTGAACGAACCATTGCTGAAGGCGCTATCCTGCCATCCGATCCCGTCATCTTCGGGCTCGATCACGCACGGTTTGGAGACGACAGCTCAGTCCTTGCAATACGCCAAGGACGCGACGCTAAGAGCCGCCCGTGGCGCAAGTGGCAGGGCGCAACCGCCATGCAGATCGCGGGCGACGTCCATCAGGAGATGCGCCGCTGGCTTCCTGATGCGGTGTTCATCGACGCTGGCGGTCCTAATGCTGGCGGCGTTATTGATCGCCTTCGTCAGCTCATCGCCGAGGAGGAACGAGACCGGCAGCTGATCCACGAGATCGCGTTCGGCGTGCGCTCGCAGGGCATGACCGCCGACTTCAACGGCGAGCAGCGCGTGAGGGTCTACAACAAGCGCGCTCAGATGTGGCAGAACATGAAGGCGTGGCTGGAGCGCGGCGCGATCCCCGACGACCAGCAGCTCTACGACGATCTCGTCGGACCCGAGTACAGCTACATGGGCGACAACGAGATCATCCTCGAAAAGAAAGAGCACATGAAGGCGCGCGGCCTCGCTTCGCCTGACCACGGCGACGCACTGGCGCTGACCTTCGCGGAATACGTTGAGCCGCGCAAAATCCCGGCGTATCTCAAGCCCGAGAACTACGGGGTGAAGCAGGACTACGATCGTTATGCCGAGCTGCCGGGCTATCAGGCGCACAGCAGGAAAGACGACGACTATGACCGATACAGCGAACTCGACTAAGCAATGGCAGGTCGACATCGTTGCGCCCAATGGCGCGACCGGCCAGTTCAAGGTCGACGCCAGCCTGCCGATTGAGACCATGATCGAGCAGCTCGGCCAGATGATCCTCCAGCTACGCGAGAACGATCCCGAGCCGATGCGCGCCACGCCGGACGGCGGCGATCTCGCCGGGGCGACGCTGTAATGGCTGAGATCGTCCACGGCGAGCCCGGCTCGATCATCGAGACGCATCTCGGCGTGAAGCCGATCGACACGTCCGAGCTTGGGCCGATCAAGTTTGATCCGATGCGCGGATCGGCGCGTGAACAACTGGAGATGCTAGCCCGGCATGGTACTGACGACAGTGCCAAAGTGGTCGTCGATGCGATTCTCGACCAGCTCATCGCGGCGTCTCGACCGTACAGCGGCTTTGCCACCCTGTTTCTCAAGCGCGTGAAGGAAGGGCGGATATGAACGTCAACTACCGTGCCGCGCGTTGCGTCGCCGCAGCAGTCAGCCCCGGCATGCCCGCGACCACGCTCATCTGCCTCGTCCACATCGAGCTGCCGGACGGCGGGATCACGGCGCTCGCGATCAACGAGGACACGATCACCGAGCATGCGCACGGCGACATCGTGAAAGAGGAGCTGTATATCCAGAGCGAGGTCAAGCGTGTCATCACCTCGATGATGGCAGGCGCAGTCGGCGACCTCGGCATCGCCAAGATCAACTGATGCGCCAAGTCCAGCCTGACGAGATTGAGGTTACCGCAGCGATGGTCACGGCGGGCGCGCGCGTTTGCTCAGAGGCAATCGCGTATGAGTGGGAATACTACAGCCTTGAGCGCCAAGCCGAAATCTTGAGGCGCGTATTCACAGAGATGAAGAGAGCCCAAGGGAATTGATGGCCCATGTGATCGAGCGCACTGATGCGCCAAGTCCACTTTGAATTGTGCCCGGCGTCAGCCGGATGCGAGAGCTGCGAAGCAAGCCTGCCGTGGTATCGCCGATGGGCGCGCAAGCTCAAGCGGACATTCGGCATCGCCTGAGTTCACCGCCATCCTTCGTTCATTTGCAGGCTCTTGAAAACAGGCATATAACCGTCAGTCGCCCGGCCGACACGCCCAGTGCGGCCCGGCAACGAAGGGCGACACTTATGGGGCGGGCACTGGTCTTGAGCCAGAACGGCGAATGCGCCGGGGGCGGACTATCGGAATACGATCCACGGGACTTCTTCGCGGAAGCGCCCGTCTTCGTGCCGGTAGAGGGGGTAACCCCGCTGCCCGGCGAAAGCTGGCGGGCGTACAGTCAGCGCGTCGCAGACCTGCTTCGTGAGCGTTCTTCGGCGACGGCTTCCCGCGCTCCCTCCCCAACCCGGCCGGGAGCCGTCTGCTTTCTGGCCGCGTACCTGACCGCAACGAACCTTGTCATCCTGATCTTTCTTGCAGTTGGAGCGCTCAAGTGAAATAGACCCAGCCCAGTGCCGGGTCTTGCTTGCGCCCTGCATCAGGGGCGGTTGGCTGTGCAGCAACCGGCCGTCCCGCACGCGATTCAATCGCTCCTGATCCCGCCATAGCCCGGTCGGCATGTGCATGCCCGGTCTTATGAAAGCCGCGCCCTACGCCCTCGGCGGGCTCGTCGGCGGGTCGCTTCTCAATTCGATGTTCAACAGCGGCTCGGGCAAGAAGAAGTCCACCGCCACGACCCAGCCGCTGACCACGCAGGGCACGGTCGGACCAGCGCCAGCCGGAGGCTCCTACTGATGTGCCTCGGCTCCAATCCGCAGCCGGTCGGCGCGAACCCGCAGGACCGCCAGATGCGCGGCATGCAGCTGCTCGGCTCGGTCATTCAGGCTGGTCGCGGCAATGCGCAGGCCCAGCAGAACCTCGCGACCTTCCGCACCATGTTCCAAGCCGCCCATCCGGCCGCAGCCGCGCGCCAGCCGGTGCAGATCGGAGGTCGCTGATGTGCATGTTCTCAGCGCCCAAGGTGCCGACGCCGCCGACCCCGGCCCAGTTCCAGCCGATGCTCCAGCCGGTGCAGCTGCCGGGCCAGCAGCGGCCCAAGCGCAGTCTGCGCGGGCTGTACAGCTCGATCTTCACCTCGCCTGAAGGAGCGAACGGCATGCCCCGCGTCACCGGCACAATGGGCGGGATGACGGGTGGCTGAGCAGGCCGCCGCCGCAGAAGGCGGCTCGACCGTCCGCAAGCATTGCTCGCGCAGGCTCAACGGCCTGAAGCAGAACCGCAGCCAGTTCGAGGGCGACTGGAAGCAGATCGCGGCGCTGTGCGCCCCGGCCCGCTCGCGCTTCCTGTCGAGCGACACCAACAAGGGCCGCCAGTCCAACCGGCGCTTGAACAACAGCCACGGCATTTTCGCGATGGAGACGCTGCAGAACGGCATGACCAGTGGACTGTCGAGCCCTGACCGGCCGTGGTTCACGCTCAAGAGCGTCGACGACAGCCTCGACGAGCAGCCCGAGGTCCGCGCGCATCTCAGCATCCGCGAGAAGTTGATGTATGACTTCATCGCGTCGACCAATCTCTACGGCGTGCTCAAGACCGGCTACCTCGAACTGGGCGCGTTCGGCACCGAGGCCGCGATCCTGATGGAGAACCGCAGGGTCGGCATGGTCGGCCACGCGCTGACGTCGGGCGAGTACTGGATCGGGCTCAACGACGAGATGGTGGCGGGCTCGCTCTACCGCGAATGCCCGCTGACCGCCGAGCAGGCGATCGGCATGTTCGGTGCCGACAATGTCAGCAGCCGTGTAAATAGCCTCTACGCCGCGTCGAACTACGACGAGCAGGTGATTTTCTACCACGCGATTGAGGAGAACCCCGATTACGAGGAGGGGATGATCGGATGGCGCGGCAAGCCGTGGCGCTCGGTCTACTGGGAAGATGGCGGCAAGGCCGACCAGATCACCCAGCTCTTGGGCTTCTACGAGCAGCCGTTCTGGTCGCCGCGCTGGGACACCACCGGCAACGACGCCTACGGGCAGGGGCCGGGCCACAACGCGCTGCCCGACCTGCGCGAGCTGCAGCTCCAGACCAAGCGCAAGGCCGAGCTGACCGATCTTCTCGCGTGGCCCGAGCTGGTCACTACCTCGAAGACCAAGCTCAAGCGCCAGCCCAAGAGCGTGACCAACGTCGACGCGGCAGACGCGGCGGCGACCAAGCCGGTCTACCAAGTGCCGCCACAGGCGGTGCAGTTCGTGATGCAGGACATCGAGCGCCTCGAACAGAAGATCAACGAGGCGACCAAGGCCGACCTGTTCATGGCGATCACCAACATGGCGGGCGTCCAGCCGCGCAACATGGAGGAGATCGCGGCGCGCAACGAGGAGAAGCTGACCCAGCTCGGGCCGGTGATCGACCGTGTCAACAGCGAGAAGCTGAAGGTGGTGATCGAGCGCGTCCACGGGATCATGGAGCGCGCCCGCATGTTCCCGCCAGCACCGGACGCGATGCGCGGCCAGCCGCAGATCAAGATCGAGTTCGTGTCGATCCTGACGCAGATGCAGCGCATGGTCGGGTTGGGCCAGCTCGAACGCGGGTCCAATTACGTCGGCTCGATCGCGGCGGTCTATCCCGAGGCGCGCTTCAAGCTCAAGCCGATGGAGCTGGCCGACGAGTACCTCACCCGCGCGGGCGTGCCGGGCAACGTCATCCGCTCGAACGACGACGCGCAGCAGATGGCCGATCAGGAAGCCCAGCAGCAGCAGGCCGCAGCCGCCGCCGAGCAGGCGAAGAACGTCAGCCAGCCGTTCAAGGACATGACCGACGCAGCCAAGGTCGCGGCCACGATCCCCGGCAGCGGCATCCCGCCCGTCCAAGACCTTGTGCCGCTGGTGCCGCGCTGATGCCCGCGCCCGGCTTCCATCGCGTCGCCAACGCCTTCCACCGGCCGTGGGAGGACCGCAGCCCGGTGCCATACAGCGATTTGCCCGGCCTCTCGCGCGGCGAAATCCGCTTGGCGGGCGAGGTCGGCATCGCCCAGCTCAGCGGCCACCATGTGCCGCACGAGATCAAGTGCCGCACGATCCTGATCTACGAACAGATGACGAGGGGATAGAATGGCGGCGGGGGACAGCAGCAAGCTCGATCGCGAAATCAAGCAGCGCAGGC